CGTACTTATATTAAATATGGTTAAAAACATACCTACGATAGAGCGGTCTACCAAAATCCGGTTTGGTAAACACGCTAACGATAATCAGGCTGAAAACTCAATAGTTTTTAATGCATCCAATGAGGCCATATCTGCATCAATACCAGGTGCTGTATATATGACACCTTTGCGTCAGGCTTCTGTAGGAGGTGCAACTTTTGTAGGATATGATGCAACTACAAAAGAAGTTGTAGATACAAATGTATTGACATCACTCTTAGGTGGTATTTCGTTAGATGAAGCATCTAAACAGGGGAATGTAGTTACAAATACATCACCCCATTTTGCACATACAGTAACTGCGTTTACAACAAGATATGGTTCAAATGTTGGTATTGCAAACACAAGTCCTATACACGCTTTAGATGTCGGTGAAAATTTACATATTACACGACATGGTAATGTTATAACAAGCGGTAAAATAACAGCCGGACAGTTTTATGGAGATGGGGGTACACTTTCAAATATTCAAGTTGGTCTTGATGATGTTATTGTATATAGTAATACAGCTGCATCAAAAACAGTTGAGTTTAATTATGCAAGTGGTCCATCTCTAATTACGGCGGGAAAGGTTGGTATTTCAAATGCCAATCCTACACACACATTAGATGTTGGTTCTAATTTATATGTGGAAGATACCGCGGCAGATGTCTTAAATGTCACGGGTAATGTAAATGTATCCAATTATTTAAAAACAAATAAACTAGAAGTCAGTTCATTAGAAGTTGACGCTGTTACTGCCGGGACAGTATCGAGTAATATTATTGGTGACAATGTAAATGTAAATACAATAACAACCAATGTCGTAAGTTTAAATTCAATTTCACCCGGTGATATATTAGTGGGTCCATCTTCGGGAACTGTGTTAGCTAAACTTGCGGCTTATGCACCAGTAGCTGGTAGTACGGTTCCAACATCTTGGGGGACCGGTAGTAACTCGTCGAGTGGAAATACTGCATCTTCGAGTGATAGTTCCGCAAACGCGTATAAGGCGTTTGATGGAAGTGATAGTACCAACTATGTATCCCCATTAGCTTATAGTTATTCCTCTCCTTATGGGTACACGGGAAGTAATTCTTTGGGTGGTGTAAATGGAGAATGGGTAAAAATCCAACTCGCGAGTGCTATAACACCGACATCGGTATTTGTAAAAGCAAGACCAGATAACTCCTCACCGGATTGGGCTGTTCGTCCAAATTCATGGCGTATTTTGGGAAGTACTGACGGTACAAATTGGATACAATTACACGCGTCTACAACACTTGTAGATGACACAAATGGTACTACAGAGTCTTTTACCAATACAACAGCCTATTCATACATTGCTTTTGTTGTTACTAATATAAACAACCCTGGGTCGAACGACGCCAGATGGACACTGTCACGTCTTTCATTTACAAGTTCACAAATTGGTCCAACTGAAAAATTTCTTAGAAGTTCAGCCGCGGGTGTATCGTGGGATGAAGTTTCGTCGACTTTACAGACTATTACAGATGGGGGTGCATCAACAAATAATGAAATTTCATTTACGAATGGGGTAACATCTTTAACAGCTTCAGGTAACGTAGTTGTTTCAGGTAACGTTACAACGGGTACTCCTATTGCAATTGCAAGTGGTGGTACGGGTTTAAATTCGTTTACAGAAAACGATCTGTTATTAGGTCCATCGTCTGGAGATGCGTTAGCTAAACTTTCGGCTTACACGGGTCCAACATCTATTACAGCTCCACCAAGTGGAATGTCAAGTACTACACAAACCATTGGTGGTATTCAATATACATCATCCGCTTCTACGACCGGGTCAGGTACGGCAACCAACAACGCTTTTGATCATGATAATGCTACCATATGGCGATCTGCTAACGACCCGGGTGAGTCTTATGATAGTATGGATGGTTATTATAGTGGGTCTAACACCACTGGATCTTATTCTGGTGCATGGATACAGTTATATAGAGCAACTGCAATCGCACCCACATCTATTCAAATAATTGCATCGCAAACAACCTCCATCCCCGCACCAAATGTATGGAAAGTATTTGGAAGTACCAACGGTTCATCTTGGACTGAAATACATAGCTCATCTACTGCAGTCACATGGAATAGTGGAAATGGTCACACAGCGACAATATCGGGGTCTGCTGCATACAACTATTTAAGACTTGCTGTTCAGCAATCGACGATGGCGAGTAGTATGGGTACGATCGCTGTTTCTGAAGTTAGATTTTCATCTCAAGGGACTGGTCCAACTGAAAAATTTCTTAGAAGTTCAGCCGCGGGTGTATCGTGGGATGCGGTTTCTTCGACTTTACAGACTATTACAGATGGGGGTGCATCAACAACCAATGAAGTTTCATTTACGAATGGGGTAACATCTTTAACAGCTTCGGGTAACGTAGTTGTTACGGGTAACGTTACAGCTTCTAATATTATAAGTACAAATCTAACTTCCGGTAAAATACCATATACAGATGCGAATAATGAGCTCATAGATAGTAAAGTGTCTTTCAATACTACAACTAATGTTACATCTGTGGCTTCAAACCTTGTCGTTACAGGTAATTTAACAGTACAAGGTGGTACGATATATCAAGATACTGATGTACATACGATTACCGATCCTATTATAGAATTAGGTAACGCAAATGCCATTGACACGATAGATATGGGTATAATCATGACACGTCCAACTGCAAATGTTGCGGCTGGTTATAGAGGTGATGAAAAAGAGTATACAATTGCATACACACTAAGTGACCCAGACGGTTCACATATAGTTCCTACAAACGCAACATCTGATGGATACATTACTGCAAATGTTTGGGGTAACGTTGTCGCGGGTAACGTTACGACAACAGGTAAAGTAACCGCAGATGCTTTTCATGGTGAAGGTTCATTTATAACAGGTTTAAATTTAGGTTCGACGTCTATGAATTCCGGTTCAGTTCCTATTGCACTTGGAGGTACGGGTGTAACCACAGGTCTTACTGCACTCGACCCCGCTAATTTGAGCTCACAAGTCTTACTCGCCAAGGGTGGTACGGGTTTAACTTCGGTAGCAGAAAACGAACTGTTATTAGGTCCAGCGTCTGGAACGGCGTTATCTACACTTTCTCCTCATACAGCAGCAAGTAAAAAATTCCTTAGAAGTGACGCCGCGGGTATAGCATGGGACGACGTTTCTTCGAATTTACAAGCTATTACAGAGGGAGGTGCATCGACAACAGAAACGGTCACGTTTAATAACACGACCACGGGTTTAATATCCGCGGGTGATATCGACATCGCCGCTACAAAACAAATCGATTACGCGGGTGATGTTTTAATTAAATCATCGGCAGGTGCAGTAGCATCTTTCAAGGTCGATAACGCTATAAAACTCGACCCAAGTTACGCATCGTCTTCGCATAACGTTTTATCGATAAATACAACGACCGGTGAGATTTACGATTCTGGAGGGCAAGGTGGTTCTTCATTTAATAATATACGTGAAGAAGGTGCAAATGTATCAATTGGTCCAACTGCATCTACAAACCTTACAGTAAATACATTTGGTTCGAATGTACTCTCAGTATCGGGAAATGTGTCAGCCGATAATATTACCATCGGGAGTTTACATGTCTCTGCATCACCATTTAATTTTGATGATGTTGTAAGTGCATCTGCAGGCGCAAACGTAACTTCAAATGTAATCACAATTGGGGGTCTTGTCACTTCAGGAAATGTCGAGGCAGGAAATGTCGAGGCAGGAAATGTAATTGTTACAGGAAACACGACTTCCCAGAACATAAAATTAACAAATACGGATATATCCGCAGCTATTTCTTCCGGAACAATAACAATAGATGCCAGAGAAAAATCATATGGTACAGCACCTTTAGTTACGTCTACAACTGATGTTTCGAATCTTGTATTTTCGAATCTCATATCAGGGTCTCAAATTGTAGTTCCAATTCTCGCGAGTGGTGGTAATATAAAAATTTCAAAAGAATTGACAAATGTAAATTTTTATGCCATGACCACTGATGTTTCTGTCTCCCAAGACAAACATGCACTCATGACATTATCAAATGTATCTGGAAATATTTATATGAATGCATTAGCATTTGCCTAGGTTAAAAAATAAAACCTGTGTATAATATAATAAAATATGTCTGGAGGTATTGCCCAACTCGTTGCCGTCGGTGCACAAGATGCCCATCTCGTCGGCCAACCTGAAGTTTCTTTTTTCAGGTCCAACTATAAACGTCACACAAATTTCGCCCAAACTGTTGAAAGACAGGTTATCCAGGGCAACCCAGCCAGAGCTGGTATGTCGACTGTCAGATTTGAACGTAAAGGTGACATGATCGGATACGTATACATTTCCAATAGAGCTGGTGACGCCACTAACTGGTCTCAACAAGTATCCAAAGTTGAACTCTTGATCGGTGGTCAAGTCATCGACGAACAAGAATATGCATTCTCCACTCTTCTTGCGCCAACCATTTTGAACCAAACGTATTCGAGAACTACATACAGTGGTGAAACTTTCTACCCACTTAGATTTTCATTTTGTGAAAACGCTCAATCCGCTATCCCATTGATCGCTCTTCAATACCACGACGTGGAATTGAGAATTACATGGGCCGATAGCGTAGATT